GGGAAAGGAGGGCTACGCTGGCCTCCCTTCATTATGGGGTAAACACCCCAACCACCGCAATAAACGGAAAGCCGGCGTTAGCCGGTTACCTCTGCGTTTTCCAAACGCAGTGCCTCTTCTTTTGCCTGCCCTAAGCTGTCATACCAACCATCTACGATGGACATGTTCGGCCAATGCTCGTGAAAGCAGAGACTTTCGACCCGTTTGATGTGGGTTTTACCCCGGACAGCGTACCCTAAGCCATTGTCATCGGCTCTGGGTATTTCCGTAACCCCATAAATCGCCCTTGGAGGAGGCGATTTCTCTACTCGAACGTAGTAGAGTGCGTACCCTCGCGTGCTGAAAGGAAATTGGTTTGGACCAACCTCGACTGCGTCTTTACGAGCAATCTTGTTAACCACAGCACGTTCGAGATACGTAGAGAAAACAAAGCCATCGAAGACTCTGTGTAATCGCGGATGACCACCGATAAACTCATCGGTGTTCGCGATCAGATGGCCGTCCCCGTAACCTTCAGGCCCTGCCACTCGGAAGTGGCGAGGCAATCGGTCCACGAGACGCGCATGACAGGCTCTAAGGTTTTCACGACAAGCCGCCCTCTTTCTGCGGAAACTACTGGTTGCCCAATAGTCTCTACAAGAAGGGGAGGGTATTCGTCGTGAGATCCTCGCGAGTGTGTTTATCGCGTAGTACGTTTTGAGGCCATCAATTTTCTCTTTAAGGAGAATCGGACGGACAGGTGTTCCGTTAAAGAAGTCATGACCACAGCTCTCAAAGAACAGGCCGCTTTTAAACGACTTGTCCTCATTAACTGTGAAGCCACAAACCTCAGAGACCCGTGCGAACAGGTCAAAACTTGCTTGCGGGATGATGACATCATCCCCGTACACCGACAGATTGACACCTGTCTTGGGACGGAATCCTTGATACTGCATGCACGCGTAAGCTAATGCATAAAAGATCAGTGATTCCAACTCAAAAGTGTACGCGTTACCCATGGAAGAAAACTTCTGAAAGCTCTTCCACACCCCATCGTCCTTATAACGGGGTGCGCGGGCAACGTCTAAGGCCTCAAACCACGGAAGTGGCAAGAGATCTAAGACAAGCAAATACGAGATGGTATCGCTAGCGGACGCGAAGTCCACGGTAGCTAATCCTTCTACATGAGCAACACCGGCAAGACGGGCGTTAACCCGCTGATCACGAAGATCAATGCCGTGTTTCTTGAGAAGGTCTCGTATCCAAGAACCAAAGCCTTTCTGGTAGAGCCCGTTTAAAAGCGGCTCGATGCAGATTGCGCGGTCAGTCTTGGCGTTCTTCGGAACAAAAGTAAGTTCGCTACCTTCGATCAGATCAACATCGATCGTCCCGGTGTTAATCCACCCGGGAAACTCGGACAAGAAGTCCGGTAAGATAGACGAGAAGGCGTAAGTGCACTCTAAGGTAGCTGCAACCTTATTGAACACGGAGGTGTCCCCCCGTACCCCATACGCGGCACCAGGACCGAAGCTAAAATCAAGGTCCTCGAGATTAGGCACGTCACCGAGAATAGAAGCAATTTTCCGTCGGGCGATCACAAGGATCTCTTCGACGTCGGCCTCGAAAGGCCGAACTTCAGATTCACGAAAACGTGCATTGGTCTCGCGGCATGACTGCTCCGCCTGGTGGAACTTCTCTCTCGCTACAGCTTGTGTGTTAATCCCGGTTGGCAAGTAGGGGTACTTGCTTAACAACTGGGCACTTTGGTAGTCAAGAAAAAAGGACTGTGCGTCGACATAGTTAGTCGGATCGACTTTAAACGACACCAGCTGCTTAAACTCGCCATACTTCGCAAGAAGGTGGCAGGCCAAACTGGCTGGTGTATCTAGGTCTCTCCAGACACTATGCGCGTATGTAAGTGCATCAAGACCTGAAGGTAGGTCCTGACCATGACTCGACTGGATTCTCATGTCGGTCCTCAAGTTCATCATTCAACCGCTATGCAGCGGCGAGCAGGTAGCGCCGTGAGGCACCACCATCGACCCGTGGTATTAATACGGGAGTTCGTACTTCTCGACAGCATCCACGACGAACGCGCTTGCGCAGACGTTCTTCATGTACGCCAGCAGGTCCTTGCGGTCCTGCAGCGTGCAGCGTTCGGGAAAGACGAAGCTCATTTCGACAAACGGACGGTAAGCCACCGTCGCTGCCGGAGCGATGCCGCTGATGGTGGAATTGGAAACCACCTCCAGCTTCGGGGTCTCGATCCGGAGATCAAGCTTGAGGTTACGATTGGCAATATTGCTATTGCCAGTCGGACGCTTAAGCGCGAACGCCAGCTTGTTATAGCCGATGTAAACGCCGGCGATCCGGTCTTCCAGCAAAGCCATGTCGGCTTGGGTTTTCGCAGGTGCGAAAGTGTGTGCGACGGGGGTTGCAAGCCCGTCGTTGATCACGATATTTGCAATGGCAGACATATTATTGTCCCTTGAGGATGCGCTCAGAAAAGAGCAATAAGTGGGCCGCTGTTTAGAACAGCGGTGAAAGTGCGTGAGTACGTTTGTTAGACGCGCCACGCTGCAGAAGCGCCCCAACCACGGCGGCCTTCGTCCACGTCATCTCTTTCGAGGCTAACGACAAACGAGGGCTAGGGAAGTCATCGAGCACTACGCGAGTAAATGAATACCCTTTGTAGCGGCCAATGCAACCGGCTGTAACAATTTTCTTGGTCATGTAGACACGTAGGTCCCCGTTAGGGAACGTTCCGTATCCATAGGAAACCTTTTCAGGTTGCCCGGTGTGTCCATAACCAGATTCTCGTTTGCGCACAGCAGACAGTACACAACTCTCAAACGCCAGGCCTGTGAAGGCCGATAGCGCACTGAGATACTGTCCGACCGGAATGAACCAGTCAACGATAAACGAATAGGGAATTGTTTCCCATACGACAGAGAAAGGATCGGTTAAACCCAAACTTGCTGCCTGTGCCAAATACTCACTGGTCAGGGCGTAACGAAGCGTGTACTGGACACGCAGGAAGTCACGATTGAACTGACTGAAGTAAGAAGAGGTTTCCGGCGGGTCCGTCAGGTAGCCTTGTGAGCTAACATCGGTAACGCCATTTGCTCTAGCACGAATAATGAGAGGAATCCTCTGATCCTGCACTAAGGTCGCCACCTTCTCGCATGCCGTTTTCACGTCATATAAGAGGGGTTTCCAGGCGTACTGGGTTTCCAGAAAATAAGAACTCGCATTGTCAGCCACGGTCTTTGGACGTGGATACCTCCTTTCACCAGGCTTAATGCGTTTCGTCTTGGAGGTTATGCCTCGACGATATTCATCAAGAAGGAGGCGCTCAGTTAGAACGCTCTGGTGCTGAGATATGCCTAAGGATCGATACGCTTTTCCTAGGTCGCCCTTGCGGACGGCTTTGTAGAACGCAAAGACTCTCGTAGCCATGGTGGAGATCGAATGTAAGACTTTGTCCGCCTCTGCGAAGGACACGGCCGCATTGAAGGAAGAAACCTTTGCCTCTTGCGTGAAATGAATCAGCTTAGACAGTGCTTCTCCCTCGATCTCCGAATAACGAGGATGAGACGATGGCTTGTTAGACGTTCGCACGTCTGCAAAGCTTGACCGCCCGTACCACGGGTATAAGTCGAAGTAGTCCGAAAACTGCTCCAACGTCACCGCACCGTTATTGTCATAGAATGTCGTAGTTCGCTTCCCCGGCGCTAGATTCTCCACATAATCATACGCGTAATAAGCATTATTTCTGTGCTTATCATACGGATGAGTGGGGTTCACCAGCGTTACCCGGAAATGCTTGTACGTTAGACTATTAATGTCCGTGAGCTTTTCAGTCATGGACCTCTCCTAACCCCCAAAGAGGGCTGATCGTCAGGAACAACCTGACACAACGCGCTCGGCGAGACGCGAAGGATGGTTTCACCGTCTTGCAATTCCCCAGAATCACTGGAGACGACTGAGCAGCTAGCTGCCCAATCAAACGGTATCAGTTCCCAGCGCACTTCCCACGGCTTCACGGTTCCATCTTGCGACGGACCCGTTACGACTGTGGAACATTTATATGCGCCCAGGGCAGCGACTATTGCAGTGAAAATCTTCCCTGCGGAGACTTTCTTGCGCATAGCAACCTCCTGGTAAAGAAAACGCCGGTTACCCGGCAAATGACCTAGTAAGCGCTGTTCAGGCGCGAGGAAGTGATGATAAGTCACTGAACCTCAAAGACCCCAC